AACATTAACGACGCAATTGAAAATGGTGTTAAAGAAACTAAAGAAATTTCAAATATTAACTTAATGTCTGAAATTTTTAAGGTTAATGCGAAACAAGCAATAAGAGATGGTGTTAAAGAACTTAAAGTATGGAAATCCAATAGATGTGAAGAACACGGTTATTTTGAATTTGTTGATGGGATTCCAACATACACACCTATGATTCAAGTTAAGGATGTACTTGAAAATGGTGTTAAAGAAATACAACCACTACCAGCACAAGATGGTAATAGAGATTGGGGTTTATATTATCACAGACAAGAAGATAGAACAAAACCACATACAGAATATGTGAAAGAAGTTATTGAGGATTCTTACAATCATATGGGTAGAGTTGAAGGTGTAATTAGAAATACAAATAAAGATGGGATTTGATAAGAAGATATTAGATTTGAGTAGAACGATCTATCAAACATCTGTAATGGTTCACGGAACAAAACAGAACCCGTCAGAACAGATTGATAAGATCAGAGCGATGATCCGTGAGTTCATCAGGACAGAAGTTGTTCCTTATGAGTTGACAAATCAAGAAAAATTGACTTTTATTTTAAAAAACGAATCGATGATCTGTGATGCGATTGGTAAAGGACACAAGGCAAGTAACGGAGATGAGTTCCAACCTGTCAGAGATAAAATAAAAAAATACAGAATTGAATTAGGAATTATTAAAGATGGAAAATAATATTGAACAAAGTGCTGTAGACTGGTTAGTTGAGCAGTACAAGAAAGTTGGTGGGATTTCTATTAGTATGGCAGAAAAAGCCAAACAAATGGAGAACGAAAAATTGGAATCCCTCAAAGATTTTGAAACTTGGAAAGAATGGAAAAACAAATAATATGGGAAAATTATCAATTTTAACACGACTCCGACTATGGATCGGATCAATAGGATGGAGAATGTTTATTTGGGGTGCTGATACAACAGAAGAAAAATATTGGGATGACATCTATGAATTAGAAAAAATGCGTAGAGAACAAAAAGAAGAGGAAGAATAACATGAATAAGTTAGATAAACAATACCAAGATTTACTCCAAACTATTTTAGATTACGGAGTTGAAAAGAAAGACCGAACAGGTACAGGAACCAAAAGTATTTTTGGTTATACCATTCGTCATAACATGAAAGATGGGTTCCCATTACTTACAACCAAGAAGATGGCTTGGAAAACTATGGTGACCGAGTTATTATGGTTCCTTCGTGGTGATACAAACATTAAGTTCCTTGTTGATAATGGTTGTCATATTTGGGATGGTGATGCGTACAAGAATTACTGTACCGCTTATAAAGATGGTCACGAATTTTATGAGGATGAACAAGTAAAGCGTTCTTTTACTCAAGAAGAATTCATCAACAAAATCAAAACAGATGATGAGTTTGCTAAAAAGTGGGGTGAATTAGGTCCCGTGTATGGTAAGCAATGGAGAAGTTGGGGTAGTAATATAATAGATGAGTTGGGTAATGTTTATACCAATGAAGTTGATTACGATATTCAAAATGGAAAATTACCATATGGTTCTTCCAATAGAAAATTTGTTATTGATGAAATTAAAAAATTAAACCCGTCAATAGACCAAATCCAAAACCTAATCCGTGACCTTAAAACAAATCCAGACTCAAGACGATTAATGGTTTCAGCTTGGAATGTTGGAGAATTAGACCAAATGGTACTTCCACCTTGCCATTATGGATTTCAAGTTTATACAAGAGAGTTGAGTTCACAGGAACGCAAGGACATTTACGATAAGTCAAACCACGCGAAAGATATCTTTCCAACCGATGAAAATGGATGGAATAACTTATTTGATGGATTTAATATTCCAACCAGAGCAATCTCTTTAATGTATAACGCTAGAAGCCAAGATGTTCCACTTGGAACACCATTTAATTTGGCATCTTATGGATTACTTCTAACAATATTAGCAAAGGAGGTTAATATGGTTCCTGATGAGTTAATTTCAAATATGGGTGATTGTCACATATACCTTAATCAGATTGATGGTGTAAAAGAACAATTAACAAGAGAACCATTTGAGTTGCCAACCCTTAATCCATTCCCAACTTATGAAGGGTCAAGACCATCTATAGAATCTTATGTTATTGGTGATTTCACACTTAAAAACTACCAATCACACCCGACTATCAAAATGCCGCTTTCTAACTAGTTTTTTTAGGACTACCCTTTAACTTTTTAACTTTTGTAGATATTTATATTAAAAGGTAGTCCTATGATTGGAATTTATAGAATAAAAAATTTGAAAAACAAAAAGTGTTATTATGGTTCTTCTAAAAATATAGAAAAAAGATGGAGAACACATTCAAACAACTTAAAAAACGGAAAACATCATAATATCCACTTACAAAGGTCTTGGGATAAGTATGGTGAGGATAATTTTGTGTTTGAGTTGGTTGAGGAGTGTAATGAAACTATATTACTTGAGTTAGAACAAAAATACTTGGATTTAAACCCTGAGTTCAATATAGGGATTAAATCAAGTGGAGGAGATAATCTTACAAAAAACCCAAATAAAGAAGACATTGTTCGTAAAATGACTCAATCAGTTAAAAAAAGATATGAATTAATGTCTGAAGATGAAAGAAAAGAAAAACATTCCCAACCGATGGATAAAAATCCAAATTGGAAAGGTGGTACAAGTTTTAAATATTGTGAATGCGGTGTAAAAATATTACCAACCAACAATATTTGTATAAATTGTAGAGATAAGAGTGGTGATAAAAATCCATTTTTTGGAAAACAACATACAGAAGAGACAAAACGAAAATTAAGTGAATTTAGAAAAGGAACTTATAATGGAGAACAAAATATACCTATAATAATTGATGATATTGAATATAGGTCTGCCGGTGAAGCGTCTAAATTACTTAACATACCTATGGTAACTATTAGATGGAGAGTTAAAAGTAAAAACAAAAAGTTTGACAATTACAGATATAAAAATTAAAATTAAAAAAATGAAAATTGATAAAATAAAACTTGACCACAATAATCGAATGATTAGAATTGGTTTTGGAAAACACGATGGTAATTGGTTTTTCAGAATTGATTTATGGTATAAAGGATATAGAATAAAAAAATAATATGATGACAAAAGTATATTCAGCATTCCCCGGTGTAGGGAAGACAACCTATTTCAACACAACAGATAGAAATGTGTTGGACAGTGATAGTTCAAAGTTTGATAAGAAAAATTTTCCTGACAACTACATTGATCATATTGAAAGAAACATTCAGGATCCAAAAATAGATAAGATCTTAGTATCATCACATAAAGATGTGAGAGACGCACTTCTTAAAAAAGGAATCCCATTTGTGTTGGTTTACCCAAACAGAGACATTAAAGATGAATACATCCAACGATACAAAGACAGAGGTAATAACGATGCGTTTGTTGACTTGTTGGAAAAAAATTGGGATAATTGGATGGACGAGATGGACCAAATGGAAGCACCACAAGGTCAAACATTATACAAAGTTAAATTAGGTCCAGGTCAGTATTTAGCTGACGTAATTGATTAAATTATGAGAACAATTAAAATCAGATTTGTAAAAACTAAAAATGCTAATTACCACCTCCAAAGAAAAGGATGGTTTGGTAGATGGAAAGATATTGGTTATAGTGTTGATATGGGATATGGAGGTTTTTATATGATATATACCGCCAAAACAAAAGAAGAATTACTTGATGAGGTTTTAGATAAACATTACCAAGTGTGTAGAAACCATGTTGAGATTATAGAATACCCAACAATAAAAATTTATTAAAAATTATGCAAACAAACACGTCGTGGGATGACCCACAATTATCAGACGGAGATTTCCCGTCAAACCAACCTAAGTTCAAAGTAGGAGACAAAGCAATCAAAGTAAAAGGGTATAAGTTCCCATGTACAATCGTATCAGTATTCCAAACAGCAGAAGGACATGTACGAGTTGTTGGTGAGATGGATGAATACGGATTACTACACATTTTTAACGAAGACCAATTAGAAAAAGCAAATTAAGATGAATTACGGAAAAGAGTTTAGAAGTTTCGCAAAGAGCGAAGGAATTAGTTCACTGGCG